TTTGACAACCAACATGAGTGGAGAGTCATATCCATATCGAGACTCCAATGGTGCTCCCTTCCTTCCATACTCTTTGTATCATGCTGAGATCCATGGTGGACTATTTGATCCATACAATGGGAGAGAAGTCGTCGAAGGGGCCTTAAATGCGAGCGTGCTGTACACATATTTCCTCCACCTCTCTCGTGATTGTTCACACCCACAGCGGTATATTTTGGGATGTATGCCGGCTGGGATGGATGTGTTGGATAACAACCTTGACTCACGACGTACAGCCATCGCCACGGATCCAGCGTCCATCCTCGTGTTTTCACCAGATCCGGATTTGTTAGCCGGTCAAAATCCACAAATAGGACAATTCCAAGCCGGTGGAGATGTGAGTCAAATGTTGGAGTCAATCACAGTCTATGAGAGACGGTTGGCCACCTATGCCGGAATCAATCCAGCGGATGTCCAAAAGATGAGTGGAGATCCTCGAAGTGGGTACGCCATCGCCATCTCGCGATCATCATTGAGAGAGGCCCAAAGAAAATTCGCGCCATCGTTCCGGATCGCCGATGTCCACACATTGGAGATAAGCGCCAAAATCGCCAATCGCTATTTGGGGACATCGTATCCAGAGGATGGGTATCGAATCGAATACCACGCCATTCCACTCTCACCCACAGAGTCAAAAGAGCAACGTGAGAACATGTTGGCGCTATTGGCCGCCGGTCTCATCTCCAAGGTGGACGCGATCAAAATCCTCCATCCTGATCTCGATGATGTGGACGCCAAAAAAATGTTACTCAAAATACAACAAGAAAATCTAACATTCTAACACAAAACAAAAGGGACAAACCATGAGCAAAACCAAAATGATTGAGGGTGTGGAATACATCCAAAAAGACCACGTCGATGAGATAGTGAGACAACGGATCGCCAAATACTCCGAGCGGCTAGCCCAAACAGAATCCAAATTGGGTGACTATGAGTCTCAACTCGATGAGGCCAAAGCCAAAATGGGATTGGTGGACAACTTGACATCTCAAGTGGAGAGCCTCCAAGGTGAACTCAAAACCGCCAACTCACGATATGAACGTCACACAACCATCTCCCAGTTTGGGATCAATGATGGCGATGTCCGAGATATGGTGGAGTGGCAATATGATCGAGCCATGGCCAATCTCGCCAAAAAGGATCGTGTTGGTTTGGGTGAGTGGTTAGAGAGTATCAAATCAAATCCCACCACCGCTCCATCCACGTTGAGACCATTCTTCGAGCAACAAACCGAGCAAGTGACCGAGCAACAGACCGAACAAGTCACCCAACAAGTCACCCAACAAGTCCAAGCACCTATCACACCACCACCATCCAACAAGGGCGTCCAACAGCCATCCAGCGCCTCCACTGGTGATTTGTTATCACGTGCAACCGATCCCACATTCTACGCTCAAAATAGAGACGCGATTCGTCAAGCGTTTTATTCTCGATTGGGTCAAACTCCCAACAAGTTTTGAGGTGATCCATGGCAACATTCAAATATAGTGATGGCGCTGGAGTCCCCAATCGTCATGACTTCACAAATCAATCCACCATCTCGGTGACTCATGGTTTGGGCTACGTTCCAAACGTGTGGATCGTCATTGATGGTGTCGAGGTATATGGTGAAGTCACCTATAACAATCTATTGACATTTACAGTCATTTTTGAGACGAGTGAGACCGGGGTGATATACTATCGTTGATCATACGATCGATCGATTTTCAACTCAAATATGGAGGCCAACACCATGGCTCAAAGATTTCTCGCTCCCGAATTGATCGCCGAAGGCGTTATCAAGCAAAATGGAACCGTATCCGATGACAACCACCTCATCACTCGTGGTTATCTTCACTCAAATGTTCTCAATGGTATCCATCCAGACTCCGCCAATTACATCGAAGTATTGGCCGACAATGGTGTCAACAAACTCAAAGTCAAGCCGCTGACAGTTACAGACGTCACCGTTGACGCGACTCAAACATCACTCGCCGACTTTGTAACCAATGTCTATACTGGATCAAACTTCCAAGAGGGTGACATTGTTTTCTTGAGTGCAACTTCACCAATCGAGTCATACATCCACAACGGTGGAACCGCTGGAACTGCTGACGATTGGGAATTGATCAACAGTGGTTTGAGCGACGCCCAAATCCGCGCCAAGTTGAGCGCCTCAAACGGTATCGACTACAACGCCACAACTGGTGAGTTTACAGCCGATCAAACCGAGATCCGAGGATTCTTTTCTGCTGGAACTGGTTTGGCTTTTGCTGGTGGAGAATTCTCACTCAATGCCACATCGGATCAAATCACCGAGGGAACCAACAATTTATTCTACGCTGACAGTTTGGTTGACAACCACTTGAGTGGTGGAACTGCTATCGGTTACAATGCTGGTGTGATCTCATTCACTGGTGACTCGGACGACGTGAGCGAGGGAAGCGTCAATCAATACTTCACTCAAGCCCGTTCTCGCAGCGCTTTGTCACTTGCAAGTGTAACCGGTCCAGACATCCAGTTATTACAATACAACTCCACCACTGGTGTGTTGTCTGTTGAGTTGTCTGATATCTTCGCCGAATTGAGCGCCGGTCAGGGTCTCTCATGGGATGGTGGTGGTCAGTTTTCATTAGACGCCAACACTGACGACATCGCTCAACTCGCTGGAGCCACCAATAAGTTTTACGCCGATTCATTGGTTGACGCTCACTTGAGTGGTGGAACCGCTATCGGTTACAACGCCGGTGTGATCTCATTCACTGGTGACTCGGACGACGTGAACGAGGGAAGTGTCAATCAATACTTCACTCAACAGCGCTCTCGCGAGAGTATCCAAGCCGATCCAGCCGCTGGAAACCTGTTGACATACGATGACGCCACCGGTGATATTTTGGTCGCTTTGTCATCATTCCGCAAGGGATTCCAAAATCAATCACTCACAGCCAACACCGGTCTCGCTTTGACTCACAATCTCGGTGAACAATTGGTCCACGTGAGCGCTATGGATGGAAGTGGTAACAAAGTCGAGTTGGAAGTTGTATACACTTCATCAACCGTGGTCACAGTCAAATCCACAGTCTCATTGAGTGGAATTGATATTGCGGTATCAATCTAACAGATCTCCCTCAATACCTATACAACATTTGGAGTCACCTCATTGGGGTGGCTCCTTTTGTTTATTTGGTCTTATTGAGGGAGATGTGGAGAGTGGATGATCCTGATTGGGTGGCCACCAACAAAACACGATTCGATTGACGTCCAATCTCCAAATACAACTCCAAAAGATTATTCGCCGGGATGAACATATAGTCCACAATGTCATTGAGTGGACCAAACGTGTCACCATCATCTCCATCGTTGCCAATAAACAAAGCCGCTGGAGAACCAACCGAGATGGATGTGGCTCCGTTGGGGATGATGATTTTGGTGGCGTTGGCGGTGATGTCAACGGTTTTGAATTTTGGATATGAGTTGACGTTGGACAAATCAATAGTGGCCATGGTGGACTCCCTTTGAGAAAATGACAGAATATGACATTGTTGTATCACCATATCATATAAATGGCTATACTACACATGAACCACATATCTCCACCGAGTTGGATGATGGGAGTTGGTTATATGTTGGATAGGTTCGCAACCGTAAACAGCGCAAAAATCCACAACAAAATCCAAATATAAACCAAATAAAATGTGAGAAAAAAATGGCTATTACAGATTATGCCCAACTGGGTGATTTACGACTAGAGGCAATGATTGAAAACGAAGTCCGCGCGGTATTGGCTGACATGGCAAGTATCCGCAACAGTGGCGCTCTTTTGTACATGGGAGATGTCGCCGGGATCGGATCTGATTCCATGCGGATGCGATTTGCAAACTGGGGAGCCGCTACACCGTTTGCAACTGCTAGCGATGGCGCTGAAGTTTCAGAGTCAACATTGACTCCAACTACAGTGGATATCACCGTTGGTCGTTCCGCTTTGCGTTATGACATCACCGATTTGGCCGCCTTGACTGGTTTGGGAATGGACATCGATCCATTTTCATTGGCTCAAAAAATGGCGATGAGTGCCGAGGCTCGTATAAATCAAATCATCGCCGCGACATTTGCAAGCGCTACCAATGTGGTTGGGACTTCTGGTGTTGACATGAGTGTGGATGATTTTTATGACGCTATGTTCCAATTAGAGAGTGAGGCCAACAATGGCGATTTCTATTGTATCCTCCATCCACAACAGTTGAGTGATCTTCGTGACTCACTTCGCTCCGAGTCTAACAACGCTTTGGCGTTCTCTCCAGCAACCGAGGACATGTTGGCCATCAAAGGTCAAGGTTTCGCCGGTCGTTTTGGTGGTGTTGACATCTTCAAATCATCATATGTGACCGAGGCCGCTGGTAACAAGATCGGCGCTATGATGTCTCGTGGTGGTGTTGCCTATGCTGTTGGGACTCCACGTCCGTTGGCTGGTGCTGGTGTTGAGATTCGCCCCGCTGGTACTCCAGTTGTGGTCGGATTCCAACGCGATGAGTCAAAAGGTTTGACCGAGGTAGTGGGCCATTTGTACTGTGGCGCTGCGATCTCCGAGGACGCTCGTATCGTCAAGATCGTTACTGACGCTTAATCTCTCAAACGATGAGGGGGTGGAGGGTTTTCCCTTTGTCCCACCATCCCCACTCCTCTTTTGGAGTGGGGGTGTTTATAAACCACATATCAAAACAGAGGGAAAAAAGATATGTCAACATTTACTCCAACAACATGGACCGGAAAAACAACGGCCACAGAAAATCCCAAATTGAAGGTGTTACCAAATGCACCGTTTTATTTGTTACACCATCCATTTTCATGGGAATTGGTGGACATGGGAGAAGGAGAATGGGAATGGCTCCCGACTTTTGGACAGTTATA